GAAGTAAAAACTTATACTCCTCCACCTGAAAAGATTAAAAAATCTAATAATGCTGAAAAAGAAATAGCATTATCAAAATATAATACATTAATTGATATAGATGAACTAAATCGCTAAAATTTTATATATTTTATATTATATAAAATGGATATTGATTTGGAAACTTGTATTCTCGCATTTTTAATTGGTGTCGCTCTTTACTTTCTTGTAAACAGAGTGTTCATAGAGGGATTTGAAGGAACCTATAATCCTAAAACTGGGGAAGGTATTAATCCAGACAGGCGTTGCTCGCAGGTCACTTACATGAATGAGTGTGGTAAGGGAGTTGAGGAGGGTATACAATGTAGGAATATGGGAGCAATTGGCCCAGCTGGTAAAGGTAATGGTGTCCCCGCTTGTAATATTAAAACAAAAGCTAGATGCGAGAAATCCCCTGGATTTGTATGGTGTGGAAATGATTGGCCACGTCAATCCCCGCGTCAATCCCCGGGTCAATCCCCGCGTCAATCTCCTAACCCATCCCAAACACCACTAACAGCAGATGAAAAAAAACAATTAATAGATTTTTTTAACAATGCCATCTACAAGATAGGGGATTCCCTCTTCAAAGACGAGGAGTTCTCCACAACCACTCGAATTACATTTAGTTTTGATGATAAAGATCAGTTACCAGTATTACTATCTCTTCTAGACAGGAATACTAAGTCATTAGTAAATTTACCAGAAGGATTTCCGCCGATATTAGATGTGGAACTTAACAAGGGTAAGGAGAGATCATCGGAAAAATACCTATTTTGGGAGTCACAAGATATTAATTACACCTTTAAGGTTGCTAATTGTTTTAAAGATGATATAATCGGTATATCCACGGTGCACTCTCTCCGTTACATCGGCGTATTAAATAAAGGTAGTTTATTATTATTACCAAATTTAAAATGTTTATATTTGATGGGACTTGAGCAAGCAGAGCAGCGCCCTGATTATTTAAATGTCAGTGGTAGTTTAAGTGATTTAAGTCATTTAAGTCATTTAACAGAATTATATTTAATGTATACAGATTTCAGTGGTAGTTTACGTGATTTAAGTCATTTAAGTAATTTAACATATTTAACTTTAACGGACGATCACGAGCTCATCACACTGGGTGGCAATTTAAGTGATTTAAAAAATTTAATAAATTTAAATATGTTAAATTTATCGGGTAAAGGTTTCCGTGGTGATTTAAAAAATTTAAAAGATTTCACAAATTTCACAAATTTAACAGTATTAGGTTTAGTGAGTAAAAATGTCAGTGGTAGTTTAAGTGATTTAAGTGATTTAATAAATTTAACAGGTTTATGGTTATCGGATACAGATGTCAGTGGTAGTTTAAGTGATTTAAAAAAATTAAAAAAATTAACACTATTAGTTTTAGAGAGTAAAAATGTCAGTGGTGATTTAAGTGATTTAAGTGATTTAAAAAATTTAGAATTTTTAGATTTGGCGGGGTCAGGTGTCAGTGGCAATTTAAGTAATTTAAAAAAATTAAAAGATTTAATAAATTTAGATTTATCATCAACAAATATCAGTGGTAAATTAAGTGATTTAAGTGGTTTAACAAATTTAAAAAATATATATTTATGCCCTAATTCTAGTATAACTGGGGATGTTCCAGATGTACCTGCTATACAGGATATTTATGGACGAGGGGATACTGATTTAGACCAATGTGATAATGTAACTAAAATAAAAGTTATAGATTGTAGTTCAGAAAGATATAATTGTACCAATTGTGATACACCCCCATGAAAAGATTAATTAAGAATAAATTTTTTTATTTATCTATATTATAAAATGAAACTATTAGGAGTTGATGTAACAAAAGTAATTTCTGAATTGTGTACACCCGCGCAAGTGTATTTATTATTATCCGTTTTTGCTCAATTAATGTATCTATCATCCATGATTTATACAAACAATGCCGTAGTAGAGGCAGAACCAGAAGGCGGCCATATTCATCACTATACCTTCCTTGGTCTAATCGTTAATATAATATTTGCAGTCTTATGGGTTGCTTTACTAAACTATATATGCCAATTTAAATATGGAAACAAAATCTCATGGTTCTTGGTTTTATTCCCTATCATTTTCATGGTGATAATGTTTGTTGGTCTCATTTCGGCCGCTTCTTTCATCGCATTACAAAATGTAAAAAATAAAGAATTAATGAAACAGGTGAATAATCAATAATTGATAAGTTAAGCTGAACAATTTTCACATTCATTCGGATTAATTGTAAATTGAATTGCTTTTGATGAAGGACGACTTCTTAAATAATAGATACCCGTTTTTAATCCATTTTTCCATGCGTAAGAATGCATATTACTCATTGTTTTTATACTTGGTGATTCCAAGAATAAATTCATACTTTGACTCTGACAGATAAACTTTCCTCTGTCTACTGCCATATCAATAATATTCTTTTGTTTTATTTCCCAAACAGTCTTATACCTATCCTTGATAATATCAGGGATTTCAGGTATACTTAATACCGAACCATCATTCGCAATAATTTTATCTTTTAGTTCTGTTGACCATAATCCAAGTGAAATTAAATCGTCCACAAGATAATCATTAATTACCATATATTCGCCAGATAAAACGCGCCTAGTATAAATATTCGATAGGATAGGTTCAAAACATTCATAATTACCTAAGATCTGAGCAGTAGATGCTGTAGGCATGGGTGCTACTAGAAGGCTATTCCTTACACCATATTTCTTAATATCATCTCTGAGCGAAGACCAATCATGATGTATATCAGTGATATTCTTTGACCATAGATCAAACTGTAGCTTTCCATGATACATCGGAGAACCGATATAACTGCTATAACTACCTAAGTATTCATCTCGCTTTACTTCTTCTGATAAGACTGTCTTAAGTTTATTTTTAATTTTAAACAATGAATCAGAAGATACAAAATCATCTCCACCTTGTCCATCAAATTGATTTGTATAAATTTTATATTCTTTCATTAATTGTTCTCTGTCTTTCGCTAATTCCACTGATTGCTTTAATGATCCATAATAGATACATTCAAATATTCTTTCATTAAGGTTTTTTGCTTCATCTGAATCAAACGCATATCCTAGTTCAAAGAACACATTTGCTAAACCTTGAACACCAATTCCAATTGGACGGTGTCTTAGATTTGATGTTCGTGTTTCCGGTGTCGGATAATAGTTATAATCAATGATATTATTTAGATTCTTTGTTAACCTCTCTGCTATTCTTTGAAGACCCTTAAAATCAAAGCTTGATCTTAAATAATCATTCAACTCAGTATATCCCCCAATATGATATCTTTTGCCTTTATCAACTCTATACACCTGTGGAAATGTAACTCCTTCAAGCGATAAATTTGTTTCATCCTTAATATCTTGATAATCTCTCGTTTCATATTCTATCTTCATTTTGTTTAGTAATCCCTTTGCTAATTCACAATAGACGCACTTGGGCTTGCTGTAAACTACAAATTTCAAACCTTTGGTATTTTTCCGCTTTACAAACTTCTTTAATGAAATACTCGCAAGATTACATACAGCAGTTTCATCGGGGGATGTATATTCAACTATTTCAGTACACAGATTAGATGATTTAATTGTTCCTAGATTTTGCTGATTTGATTTGCGATTACATGCATCTTTATACAAGAGGTATGGGGTTCCTACTTCAATCTGGGAAGTTAAAATGGCAGACCATAGCTCTCTTGCCTTAATCTTCTTTCTACTACGACCTTCACTTTCATATTTCATGTATAAAGTATTAAATTCTTCACTATGAGTTTCAGCTAAGCCAGGACATTCATTTGGACAGAATAATGACCATGAACCATCTGATACAACACGTTCCATAAATAAATCAGGGATCCAAAGAGCATAGAATAAATCTCTTGCTCTGTCAAATTCATTCCCGTGATTCTTTTTGAGTTCAATAAATTCAAAGATATCCGCATGCCAAGGTTCTAAATACATCGCAAAAGAACCATTTCTCTTTCCTCCTCCCTGATCAACATACCGCGCTGTATCATTAAATACTCGTAACATTGGAACTAAACCATTTGATACCCCATTTGTTCCTACAATATGAGAATCCTTTGCCCTAATATTATGAACACTGAGACCAATACCACCAGCATGTTTTGAAATCAGGGCACAGTCCTTAAGAGTATCATAAATACCGGAGATACTATCTTCTTTCATTGTTAGGAGGAAACAACTGGCGAACTGCTCTCTAATAGAACCAGCATTATAAAGAGTAGGAGTCGCATGAGTAAAGTAATGTTTACTCATTAAATCATAGTTAACTAATGCTTCATTAATATTATCTCTATGAATAGCTAGAGATACTCTCATAAGCATGTCTTGAGGTCTCTCTACAATTTTTCCATTAATTCTGTATAAATAACTCTTTTCTAAAGTCTTAAATCCAAAGAAATCAAAATCATAATCCTTATTGTAATCAATTGCTGAATCAATCTTTTCTTTGTTTTCCTGTACTAAATCAAACATATAATCCGCGATTAGTGCTTTGCTTTTTCCATTGCTTTCATATCGGTGCATCATAGCAATCTTTTCACTAAAGGTATTTTTTGTATTCTTATGATGGTTAGATACAACAATTCGACCAGCAAGAGTCTTGAAATCTGGATTTTTACTATACATAGCAATTGCTATCTGACTTGATAATTCATCTAATTCACTTGTTTTAACTCCGTCATGAATTTCTTGAATAACCTTTTGAGCAATAATTGTTTCATCAATGTTTAAAGTAGTTTTAAATTCTGGACCTTGTGATAAAGACTTGATACGATTAAGAATTTTATCGAAAGACACTTCTTCATATTGACCGTTTCTTTTTTCTACACGCATTTTGTTTATCTCTACTTGATACATTTAATAACTTATCAAATTTTTAAGTAGAAATGGATTTAATAATGTCAATTTTTAAATAAGATTTAGATTTAAAATTATCTTATTATTACTATTTAACATGAAAATCGCAGTTACGGGGAAAATGTGTTCAGGAAAAACAACTCTCTGTAATTATTTATGTGAATTAGAACCAAGATTTGAAATATTTTCATTTGGTAAAAAAGTAAAACAAGTAGCAAGGGACCTGTTTAAAATGGATCCTTTAGTAAAAGACAGATCTCTTTTAACAAGTATTGGTCAAAAAATGAGAGAGATAGATCCAGATGTATGGGTAAATTATGTAATTAGTGAATGTAAAGATAAAGAATATTGTTTAGTAGATGATTTAAGATATCAAAATGAATATGAAGCATTGGTGAATAATGGATTTAAAATAATTCAGTTGAATGTTTCACCTGGATTACAAGAAGAACGTATTAAAATTGTTTATCCAAAGAATTACAAAGACCATCTTAAGAATAGAAATCATGCTTCGGAAAAAAACACTTTTGATTGGCTAAGCATTGGAGATAAAAAACATCCCCATTTAAGTATAGATTCATCGATGCCTGTAGAAGATATTAAGAATTTAGTGAAAGATTTTATATATTCACATAAAATCTAATATTCGTATTAGATTTTATTCGTTCATAAAAAAATTTAATATTCACATTAGATTTATTATGGAAACACTTCCTTTACCTATTACTAAAATGAAGGTATCAAAAGATAGGTGGTTAATGACTAAAATCAAATATGAAGAAGATTTAACAATCAAAGATATACTAGAAGACATGATGAACAAAACATATGAATGGATTAATGATAGGAATGATTTAGAACATGTTTCAGATTATGATTCGTTTAAAAATAATTTTATTCAAACATTTTATGAAAAAATAGCATATGATTCAATCTTTATGTCTGTTTCAGAAGAAGAACTATTTGACTTAAAATATTTAGAAGAAATAAATGAGTTATTTTTAACATTAAAAAGATTAAGTGATTACTATGGATTAAAACTATGTGATGATAATTTCATGGATTATTTTGAATTTATTAAACATAATGTTGTAATTCATGAATTTAGTGATGATGAATTATCTGATGAAGATGATTCACTAGAAGATTAAAATAATGTATATATTATAATGAAAGGATTTCATAAATTAGAACAAGGGTGTCCCGATGGAATACCCTTTTCAAAATGTAAAGCATATATGAAAAAAAATAAAAAAACCAATAAAACCAAAAGAAAAAAGAAAACACATAGAAAGAAGAGATCAGTTAAACGCACTCAAGTTCCACCTAAAGGAGTTGTAATTCGTAAAAATGATAAATTATATAGGAGCGATGGCAGAACTTTGAAATTAATTTAAATACGCTTGTAAACAAATAAATATGGCGAATATTTAGTAAATTTTTCTGTATTTACTCTTGAAATATGACTATCATTATATTCATACCATGATTCATCTAAATAATTCTTACAAACAGCATAGTAATGACCACCTCCTAAACCACCACTGTGAACCGCGAAGCTACTTAACGCGTATTGATTACTTTTCTTACCGGAATAATTAATATTATAATCTTTAAGACTTAATGTTAACGGATATTCTAAATATTTATCTATTTTCCGATTCTGATTGTATCTTTTAAGAAGTATAAATAAAACATCAGATGTTTTCCACAATCGCGTTTGCTTGTATGGTCTAACTTTATTTTTACATGAATCACATTGCCACATGTTATTTTCATCTAATCTATATTTTTTCATGTATTGAGTCAAGCAACAATCTAAAGAAGTTGCTTCTTCTGGTATTTCTAATGATAACACTTGAATAGGATCATGATTTGTTGTATAGTATTCACAATCAGTGCAACTTGTAATACAGAGCAATTGAGAATAAAAATTTTCAACGATATAAGAATAATCTTTTTCATAAAATCTCTTCCATGTTTGATTACTCTTAAGATTTATTTTATCTGCTTCATCTTCAACTTTTTCACTGAACGTCATTTGTACTTTTCTCCCAACCCCTTGATGTAATAAATCTAAAAATAGTGTTAAAAATTCATCAACATCATTTTGTGAAAAATTACTAAAGTAAAGATCTTTTTCTAAACACAACTTTTGAAATCTTCTTAATAAATTAATAGGATTTATGATATTATTATTTTCATTTGACCACATACTTCTTTGAAATTGAAACCATTCATAAAGTAGTGAATCTTTACTTGCTCTTTTACATTCATTAAAAAATTTTTCATTATTTGGATGAAAAGTAATCAGATGACTTAAACATTGTAATGCGGAATTCATATAACATGTATTTCCTAAATTTGCTAAACCTTTATTACCTGCATAAATTATATTCATGTTTTTAGGCATTTATTTAATAAGATATATCTTAAATTTGTTTAAATATATTATTTAAAATATATATATCTTATTATATAAATGAGTGAATCAGTTGATAATGTATTAGATACTATAAGTAATTCAGAAAATATCGAAGATGTTGTTGTTAGTGAAGGCGAGGTATCCACCGAAGAAGTAGTAGAATCTGATCCTGAAGAATCTGATCCTGAAGAATCTGATCCTGAAGAATCTGATCCTGTAGAACCTGAAGTAGAACCTGAAGTAGAACCTGAAGTAGAACCTGAAGTAGAACCTGAAGTAGAACCTACTGTAGAACCTGAAGAACCTGAAGTAGAACCTGAAGTAGAACCTGAAGTAGAACCTGAAGTAGAACCTACTGTAGAACCTGAAGTAGAA